GTATACTTCCAAAAGCTTAGAACACTTTTGAAACCATCCATCTATTATACATATCTACCCGTAACGGTTTGTATACCGATAAAGGGAATTTACGATATGTATAGTCACCAGGAGATGTTAACTATCAAATCTCTCTCATAAGACCGATAGGAAACTACCGGGATTTTGTGGAGGGTCGGTTGACTATCAACTCCTTCTGACCTTTCTCTTCCTGAATGACAGTTAGAGTCCAGTCATTTGGGACCTTAGGAAGCAACTTGATAAAGGCTTCGAGATCTCTTTCAAAAGTTTCCTTGAGAAGGAGAATCAAAAGGTCCTTGTCAGTGTAAGTCACCTTGGAACGTTTGCTCTTCATGTGGTACTTTTCCTTTCTTTTAATAGGGAAATGATCTTGTGATTAACAGACTTTTCAATGTATTTCTTCTTTGTTATAGGAAGAAACCTGAGATTAAATTTAGTAGAATCAAGAAGCTCATCCAACTCAGAGACATAGTTGCATGCTCGATAAAATCGTGCATCTGACTCCTCAAGGATACTATACCTTCGTGGCATATTATCCCCAACCGATAACGACCGCAATGCTTCTAAATCTAAAAGAGAAAGATCCTTTTTACATAAGTCAGTATTTGCTATTGTCCTCTCCTTGAAAGTATAAGACTTCATTATGTCTTTCGACATAAATCTGTAAGATACCATTCGACCGAGAAAACTCAAAGACCCTACTTCCTCATGCAAGAGCGTTCCCTTTGTATTTATTTCCAGAGTGGAAACCTTACCCTTGGGAATCCTAATTGTTATATTAGGGTAGTCCTTTAGAAAAAGGGCACCTGCTCCTTCTGCAGCATGCTTCGAAATCAACGATTTACTTAAGTTCAGTTTAGCACCAAACCTCGTCATTTCTTTAGAATAACGATCGTAAACCTCCTTAACATCCTTCTCAGCACAAGCTATGGCAACATCATCACCAAGAACACAAAATGTACTCTTAGTGGTAGACACCACCCATCGAAGTATT